CGCTTCTGGGCTTCTTCCCGGCGTGCTTCTGTCTTGATGACGTAAGGCAGCTGGATTATGAGGTCAAGGTTTCCGGACGCGCTTTGTTCGTCGATGGCGTCGAGAAGACTAAGCTTCTTGAGAAGGCGCTGCAGCGTGGAACTCTGCTCATTCATGACCGTGTAGAGCGGGTTCTCGACGATAGCGACCATGCTCTTCGGCACGGTTACTTCCTGCTGCATGCCTGTCTGGTCGTTGTATGCCCTGACGCGAACGTGCCTCGGCATCCACTGGATGATCTTGGCTACGCGCATCGAGTTGATGTCATAGCCGCCGGTTTCAAGGGGGTTCAGGGTCGTATCGACAGGCAGGATCGCGATTACGCCTTCGTCGAAGAGCGTCTGGACTGCATCCTGGATGAACTGCCTTCCCGACTGGTCGATGTTAGCCTGGACCGACAAGCAATCTGCTAGCGCGCTGGGAATATCTTCTACGTACATGCGGTTCTTGTCAAGCCGCACGTGACGGATGGGAACCGCAGCTACGTCAATAGCCATCCTGTTATAGATAGCTTCGACTACCGTCTTCCGGTTGAAAGCCCTGAAGCGAGGACGATCAGGCCTTGACGAATACGACATCCCGGTAGTTGAAGGATTGCCGAGTTGTCCGTTGCTCTTGTCAGCGGTGAGCCAGGTGTTGAAGGCGTGTCTGAGCGTGTCTGAGATCTTTCCCATACTCACCCCCTTCCTTTAGCGGTTACCGGATATGGCTAATAGTCCTTGAGAGTGGAGCTGGCGTGCTTCTTCAGGAGCTCGTGAGTGTCCTGAAACTGCTTGTGTTTGTACGCCGCGTGAGCGGCAAGAGCGCCGCCGGCACCGACTGCCGGGATGGGTACTACCAGCTGCCCGCCGAGAGCGGTGAGAACACCCTTTCCGACAGTCAGGCGAGTGCCCTTGTCATCGTCGCCGTTTTTCAGAGACCTGTTCGCGATCTCGTGTATAGCGGCAAGATGACGATTCTTCTCAGCAGTTGAACCGGAAGCCCTGATTGCCGCAGCATGATGTTCGATGGAGTCCAGATCGGAATGAAGACGAGTGCGTGCTGCCTTCACCTCGGAACCTGAAACGTGACCCTCGGCCCGGCGGACTCCCCACTTCATGCCCTTGACACCGTGGTGAGCAAGGAAATCCTCGACTCGGTCCATCGTTTCGCCGTCGTCAAGGTAGTGCTGAAGGCTTTCTTTAGTTAGCATGCGTTAGTCCTTAGCCGATGCCTTGAGATTTGAGGAACTGACGTACTTGTTCCTGGGTTGACCTGCTTGTGGCAGCCTTCTTTACCGCGTCGTAAGCCTTCTTGTCCAACCCGGTAGCGTGGGCGTAAGTAGCTCCAGTGGCGATAGTCGCGCCAAGCGCTGTGACAGGACCGAAACCGCCCGTCAGGGAGCGGTGAACACTGCGGGCGTGCTTTCCGACGAAGTGTTTCGTGTCTGCACGGTGACGCTTCCTGACCGCCTGGGCAGAACGCTTCTCCAGGTTCTGGCCTGACAGAACGCGCTCGAATTCCTTCTTGTAATGCGGGTTCTGCGAGCGTGTCTCGACCTTAGCCTTTATCAGCTTGCGGCGGGTGCCGGCGCCCTGGCCGTAATATGCGCGAGCCTTAGCGAACTCGTTGGCGTCAGCCCTTGCCTGCCGGCGGGCGTGATGCTCGCCCCACTTCATGCCCTTCACGCCGTGATGGGAAAGCGTGCCGGGGTCTATCTTGAAATACGCTAGGTACTCTTCGGTTTCCACGTTCACCCCCTTCCTGATTGCCGGCTAGACGTCCGGGTTTTCTTACCAGAAGGAGTCCGGCCTTCAAGCACATTCCGGCGCCGGTGCAGTTCGTTTACCTTATTCGCCGTGTGATTCTCCGATAGCTGGCCGAGTCTTGTCTTGCCCACTTGGCCGGCTAGCAATATAACGGCTATTTCCGCGCCGATTTTTGTGTCAGTATGCGCTTTTACTTTACTGACGCCAAAAGTGCCGACCGCAAGGACAGTGGCTACTTCGAGAGCTCCCCTGGTAACGACAGACCGGGTAACGGTACGCGAAGCTTTTCTCCGGTAGGCTATTTTTTCTTCTTCTGATAGGCTACCGAACTTGAACTCCGGGTTCTTCTTTACCGCCTTGTTGTACTGCTTACGGAGAGCCCATCCTTGAAGCGATTCACCGTCCACGTACTTCTGGGCATCGATCTTACCCAGCTGCTTATTTATCTTGGCGACTTCAGATCTAGCCGCTCTAGATCCAGGAGCAGGCGTTACACTGTGCGTGTCTCTTCGGACCCCCCAGTGCATGCCCTTCACGCCGTGGTGAACAAGGAACTCGTCAAGTTCCACTTTCACCTCCCCTTTTTGGTTTTGCTACTCACCGGGACTTTGGGAGCCTCTGATTTAGCAGCTAGCTCTGCGATTACCAGCATGTCCCCGGGCTTGGCTAGTTCTTTCGAGGGAGGCTTTTCTTCTGGTTTGTCGTCGGCCATCGCTAGTTCCTGCTCCGCTTGCTTCTCTGCTCAAGAGCGGTCTTTACGATGGGCGACATCTTCCCGATCTTTGCGACCTTGTCGGCCCCGACGACTTCCTTTACCGCGGCCATCAGTTCGTCATCCGACAGGTCGCTGATCGGCTTCTTTTCCTCTTTGTCTTTGTCTTTGTCAGCCATCGCTAGAACGAGTCCTTGTTCAGCTTGAATGCCACGAAAGCGTCGAGCATCGCGGCTACGTTGTCGATCTTCTGGTCCTGGCGCTTCTTGAGGAGTTTCCGGTTCCCGTTCGTGTCCTCCATGGTGATGGCGTTACCCATCGCCCAGGACATCAGCTCCTGATCGAATATGAGCCAGCGTTCGCCGGCCAGCTTCTTCAGCTCTCCAAGAGGAACCGACTCTGTCCGGGCGCCCTGGATGACCTTCTCAATACCGAAGGGGCCGTTTTCGGACTCCCACCGAGTCACGAACTCTTTGGCATTATACGGGTCATACCCGAACGCCCGGACGTCATACTCGTTGTCAAGTATGAACTGCTCGAGGTCGTCGTAGACTTCCATGAGGTCGAGGGTCGCGCCTTCGAGAACATGTAGACTTCCTTCCTCGATGAACTCCTCGTACTTCTGCCGCATGGCACCCGGCAGCTTCGCCAGCGTCAGGCTTGAGATATAGCTCCTGGTCTTGACGCCGAAGCTGTCTGCTCTGAGCGGGAAGAGGAACGTGAACGCACAGAAGTCGTCCCCCTGGGAGAGGTCTGCTCCCATAGCACAAGGCATCCGCCAGAATTCCCGCCGCCTATGAGGAAGAGTTTCCTCGTAGGTGAAGAAGTAGGTGAATCCCTCCATAGGGATCCCGAACCGCTTGGCGAGGATATCGTTCCTGGCCGCCGGCGCATTCTCAGCTCTCTCGACGTCGAGGTGATAAGTCTCATAGGTCACCGTTATCCCGATATTGGGGTTCGCCTTAGGCCACATGGCCGGATCTGCGACTTCTTCCAGCTCATCGAGCCGGTAATGCCAGATCGAAACATGCGGGTTGATGTAGTCGCCCTTGAGAATGTCGGCAAGCTCAAGCTTGATGGTGTCGCCGGACCCGTTCCTGACAGTTCCTTCCGAGCTGACGGCAACGATAATATAGTCGAGCATCTTGGAAGCGCCCTGCTCAAGAGCGCCGATCACGTCTTCCCGGATATCACCTGAGAGCCACTCGTCCACTGTCGACACTTTAGGACGAAGGCCCTGTAGCTTGTTAATGGACATCGGCCGGACTTCAAGAATCGAACCGGTCAGGAAGTTCTGGATGCCGACTTTAGTGGAGGCGAGTTTCACACGGTTGGCTTTGGAACCAGTCGTGTTCTGCAGCGAGCCTTCAGTCAGGAACTGGAAAAGCGGGCCTCTGGCTCTGGTGATGGCTGTCCGGAAAGGAGCCATCACCTCCTCGGCCTGCTTCATGGTCGGAGCCGTAGTGACCTGATGCGTAGTGCTCGTGTCGATGTTAAGGAAATATGCCTGGATGAGCATGGCATACATCGACTTGGCCGCGCCCCGCGCCACGATCAGGTACTGCTTGTTACGAAGCCTCTTGCAGATTCTTCTCCGGACGTAATGACCGCCGTGCCCGTCCGGGTTAGGGACGTAGACGCTTCGCTCGACGAAGTAAAACCATCCGAGAAGATCTTCTGCCCACAACTTGAAACTGTCAAGCAGGAAGAAATCGCTGCCGTCAGTCAGCGTTAGCTCATTCTCGCAGTACCTGATAAACCCTTCGATGGCGTTTTCGTCGTAGTAGAAGTTCGGATCGGCGATGAGCGCGTCGATGCGGTTCATCTGCAATGAGACTTCCCGGCAAACCGGAATCTCACCTCGGAGTACCGCTTCACGAAAAGCTCCGTAGTACTTCGGAGTCGCCGTGTTAGACAAGCCTCTCTCGAGCGATATGGTCCTCTCGAGATGTGCTCTGTCGAGAACAGCGCTCATCGCCGATCCTCCCTTCTGACTAGTGAACGGGTATGTGGCACCCGAGGAGGATGAGAATGACTCCGATGAGCGTGGCCACAAGCGCCACGTCTCGCCAGTTGTTCATAGTGCCTCCTATGCTGCGCGGATGTTAACCACCTTGAGCGGCTTATTCCTGGTCCGCCGGCTCTGACGATGTGGCGGAGTTTCGATGTTCAGTCCCTGGACGGTCTTCACCGCCCGCTGCCCGGTATTGACAGCGCTGACGACCGTGTTCACGTCATTGGTCAGGGACTTAACGAAGTCCAGGCCTCTTCTGTAATTGGATGGATCCGCCGGGTTCAGCTGAGCGTGCTGCTGAAGGAGCCGCTGCCGGTTGACCAGGTGCTGAAGATCGTCGTTGCTGAGAGCGGCGGTTCCGTGCTCATGGATCGTCTTGGCGATCTCATGGGCTTTCTGCGCATCGGAAGAGACCGGGTGTGCTTCTTCCCTGCCTGGATGACCGCCATTCCTGCGGACGCCCCACTTCATGCCCTTGATGCCGTGATGCTCCAGGAACCCGTCGGCAAGAACATCCAGCCCGTCCGCCGCTTCATCATGCTCGAGGAACGTCCCTTCCGGTTCGTCCACGGCATGCTGGGTGCCATTTTGAGCATTCAGCCTGAGCTTGTTGACGGCGGCCTGCTGGGCAGGAGTCCGGTGAGCCTGAGCTGCCGCAGTCGCCTTCCTGGCCGATGCGGTGCTGGCGTTCGAGACGATCTTATGCCCGGCCTTCTTAGCCAAGGCTCTTTCGTGCCTGGCCTTAGCCGAAGCCGCGGTGGCCTTAGCCAGCGCTTCTTTTTGCTTCGGAGAGAGATGGGACAGTGCCTTCCGTTCGTTAGGCGTAAGACGAAGGTCATTCTGCTGCTTGAGCGAAAGACTGCCGGCGTGGGCCCTAAGGTTCGCAGGCACCTTCTTCAGCGCCGACCGCTGAGCCGGCGACAGCTGCCTCAGAGCAGCCTTGTCCTGCGTGGTAAGGTGCCCAGGCTTCGCCTTGGCGTTGACCACAGGCTTGTGCTTGGACTTCAGCTTGGCCATGTGCTCCTGATGAGCCTTGTGCGCGGCCTTAGCGACGTTCGCGAGGTGGTGCATCTGCGCCGCATGCTGCTTGCTCGCTGCGTGAATGTTCCTTTTAGCCACGCCCTTGTTCGGGTGAGTCGCCAGCTTGCGCTTGTTCTTCTTGTGAGCAAGCTGGGCAGCCTTGGCCTTGTTGTGGATCTGGCTCACGTTGGCAAGGTGCTTCTTGGACGCCTCGTGAACGGCCTGCGCCTGCTGGCTGGTCAGACTGGACTTCGGCTTAGCGGTCTTAGCCGTTGAAGCGGAAGAAACCGGCGCGGACTTCGGAGGAGGCGCCTCCGTGTCTGGACCCGACTGGTCGCCCTGAGAATGATTGCCGAAAGCACCCAGGCCGCTACCCGGAGCGTGATCAGCATCCTCAGCCTCTGCTCTGGCCGCCTCTGTCTGCTGAGCGACGTGATCACGGAGCCTGCTCAGGAAATCGACAGACTCGTTGGCCTGCTGGTCTGGCGTCTTGACGTCGTCGTGCCCCGGAGGACCGTTGTTACTTCCCGGCTTGTCGCCGGTGTGGTCGCCTCGCTGGATGAAGGCTGCTTTCCTGTTAGCGCCGGCTGGAAGGTACTTGGCAGACGGGCCGTTGGCGCCATCAGGGTTACCCTTCCCGCCGACGGCTTCCGTACCGGGAAGATGCTGACCCCAGCGCATTCCGGTGATACCGAAGTGCTGAAGGAAGCCGTCGGCGAGCTGGTCCAGCGCGTCATGCTTCAGCGATCCGTCAGCATTCCAGGTGTCAGGGATCTCGTCGGATAGACCGAGAGCCTTGGCCCGCTTCATGATATGCACGCGGATCGCATTGTGGGAGTCTTCCTGGCCGCGCCCGACGGCTTGGATGGCGTTCTGGAGATCAGAGGCGCCTACTTTCCCGGCCCGGATATAGTACGACCCGTCTGGCATGGCGTAGCCTAGCTTGACGAGACGCCTGCGCTCTACTGCCGTGGGCTCTGCCACTGAAACCTCCCTTCTTAGGTCTTGAGCAAGAACGGGTCAGGCGTAGCTGACCTGCTGGGTCGGTGCCACCGAGTAGGTGACTGACCAGGTGTGACCCGGACGGACCCGGATGGTAACGCCGGTGGCCGAGGCGAGCGTGACACCGTTCTTCTTGACCGCGGTCACAGTGCCGCCGGTGATGTTGACGTCGATGTCGTGGCCCGAGGTGTTGGTCATGGCGACAGTGGAAGCAGCGAGCGCCGGCGCTCCGGCCCACAGACCAGTCGGGCTTTCGTCGGCGACGGCGGCGTACAGGGTGTTGAACTGAGCGACGTCCATTGTGCTGGTTCTCCGATCAGAGTTGCGAGAATATGAACAGGGATGAATCTCCAGACACGTGGCCGTCTGAAGCGTGGACTTGCATCTTCTTGAGGGTTACCGATGCTGTTCCGGGGATCTTTACGTTCCCGGCGCCGGCCACAATCATCTTGCGCATGGTGACCGAGGCATTGCCTGTGATAGGAAGACGACCCGATCCAGAGACAGTCATCTTCTTTAGAGTAACTGCGGCCGATCCGGGGATGATGATCTTTCCTGCCGCAGAGACGGCCATCTTCTTGAACGTGACACTGCCAGAGCCCCGGTCGATGAGGTTGCCCGTGCCAGCGGCGTTCATCTTCTTCAGGGTGACGTGGCCGCTATTCTGCTGGCTGAATATGCTAGAAGTAC